ACTCAGGTAATGGTTTAGATTATTATAATTACCAGTGGAAACGTGCACCCTCGTATTTCGATGTGGTTGCTTACACAGGCACAGGAAGCAACAGAACTGTAAGCCATAACCTTGGTGTAGCGCCTGAGATGATTTGGGTAAAGTCTAGGTCTTTTGTAAAAGATTGGGCTGTGTATCATACAGGTTTAAACGGTGGAACTAACCCAGAGCAATATGCAATAAGGTTAAATTTAGAGAGTGGCCCATTTGGAGGTAGCGATTACTGGAATGATACTGCCCCAACTAGTAGTGTTTTTTCTTTAGGCAATAACGATAGAGTAAATAAGTCAACTGAAACCTACATAGCCTACCTTTTCGCAAGCTTAGATGGTATATCCAAGGTGGGAAGCTTTACAATCTCAGGAAGTGATATTGATGTAGACTGTGGTTTTAGTAATGGGGCTAGATTTGTTATTATCAAACGTACAGACGGTGCAGGTGGCGATTGGCTAATTTGGGATAGTGTGCGAGGCATCGTTTCTGGCAATGATCCTTACTTAGCTCTTAACTCAACAGCGGCTGAAGTAACTAACACTGACTACATAGATCCATTATCATCTGGATTTACACTCACAAGTAATCTGACTGCTGGCACATATATTTATTATGCTATTGCTTAATCAAACTCATACGAAAGGATCAATCTAATGGGTGAATACAGAGAACGCACAACAGGTGAAGTTAAAACGCAAGGACAGTGGCGAGCAGCATTTCCTAACATGTCATTGCCTCGTGTCTGGACAAGCAACGTTTGTGACGCAATGAACATTGACCCAGTACTGGCAAGCCCTGCTGCTACAACCAGTGCATATCAAACATCTGCACGAGATGGCGTTGAGCAAAACGCTAACGGTGATTGGGTTGAGAAGTATGTCGCAAGGGACATGTTTGCTGATACTACGGATGACGATGGCGTAAAGACTACCAAGGCAGAGCACGAGGCAGCGTATCAGGCAACGCTAGATGCTAACACTGCTACATCAAACAGATCAACCAGAGACAGCAAGCTTGCAGAGACAGATTGGCATGGCATGTCAGACGTTACAATGTCTAGCGAGATGACCACGTATCGCCAAGCCTTGCGAGATATTACAGCGCATGAAAACTGGCCTAACTTGGAAGATAGTGACTGGCCTACGAAACCATGATAATGCTTGACATTTTAAGCTTTGTGAGTTAAACTATGAGTGACATCAAACTTACCCCAGAAGAAGTAGAGACAATGCTAGATAACGCAGCTAGGCGTGGTGCTAAAGAGGCATTGCGTTCCATTGGGCTACTTGACGATGATGCTGCCAGAGATATTATAGAGATGAGAAGTTTGCTAGAGGCATGGCGTGACACACGTAAGTCTGTCTGGTCAACTGTAGTTAAAGTAACCACTGTCGCACTGCTGACGTTTATTACAGGTGCGGTATGGATGACAATGGGTAAATAAGGAAATAAAATATGAGTACAGTTTTAGGTCAAAATAGAGAAATACCCATTCCAGAGGGTGATAGAAAATTTTATGATGATAAAGGTAATTTACCACCACAAATTCAAGATGATTTAAATGCAATACAATCTGAAGGTAGTATTCCTTCTAATCCACAGGACTATGAAATAAGTGGTAGTAAAGGTAATTGGACTATTACTTGGGGTGATGGTACTACTGCACAAACAAATGTTCGCAATCCTTTAAGTGCTGCTAACGATGCACGTCTTTTAGCTAATGCTTTAGAAGCTAGACAAGTTAACACAAGTACTACTACTGCTACTACAAATACAGGTATGCCTGATTTTACTACTCCCAATAATACTATACCAGACTGGGTAGACCCTGCTTATAACTACGACATTAATAACCCACGTAAACCCAATAGTGCAGAATTAACTGCAGCCCTAGCAGGGATAAAACCTAGTGAAAACCCAGACTATAGAAATGACCCTGCCTTTCAAGCAGTTACACAAAATACAGCAAGTAATTTACTTTATGGTGTTGTAGGCTCTAATACTGACACACGTGATTGGAATGCCATTATGGAAGCAGGTAAAGTTTCTACTGGTGGTCCTACTATGGATACTTTTGAATTTAAATATGATGGTGATAAACTTTTAGCTGCTGCTCAAATTGCTACGTCACAAATGTATGGTGGTACAACTGTAGCTTATCAGGCAGGTGGTTATCAAACTGATGAAGCAGGTAATACTGTTATAGGAGCAAACGGTAATCCTACATTACTACCTGCAGCTTTGTATGTTGTTGGTAGTAATGGTACTATTTTAACATCTCTTGGTACTAATGCGGATCAAATGGCAACTACACTAAAAAACTTTGGTGTGCAAGATGCGTCTTGGATTGATACTGTAAGCCCAACTATGGGTAAGGCATTAAGCAACTATCAATCTGCCTTTGATACGTTAAAAGAAACTTACAATCCTTTTGCTAATTATCAAGACATACTTAATATAGAAGGATTGACTACAGGTGTAGCACCTACAATAAATAATTTTCAAATTATATCTGGTAAAACACTTAGCGAAACAGCAGCAGGAACAAAAACTACACAGGTAGGTACAACAGAAACACAAGTCACAGGTGAGACAGGTGCAGAAAATACTTTAGGTACTTCTAATGTAGTTACAGCGGATATGACACAACAAAATTTACCAGAAACCGTGTCTTATCAATTGCCTCAAGGATATACTGGTTCTGGTTATTTACCTAATACTATGGGTACAACTCAAGGTTTACCTTCAATAACACCTATGACAGGAACATTTACTAAACCTGCAGGTACAGGTATGATGACAAATACTACAGGTCAACAGTATACAGTAGGGAGCACAATACCCCAACAACAACAGACAACTACAACGCCACAGTACGATGTACGTATGTATCGTAATGACGCAGGTATGACAGTAAGTATTACCTTTGTAGGTGGTAAACCCCAAACACCAATTCCTTCTGGTTTCTATCCTGTAGGACAACAACCTGCAAATCAAACACCATTTACACCACAGGTTAATACAACACCTGCGCCTACAGTTACACCTGTAACTGGTTTTACTCCCCAGTTTAATATGGCTGAAGGTGGCATTGTACCTCCTGTACCTACACCGTCAGGTAATAAGTTTGGTGGATTTAAACCTGAGTCATTACAGCGTATTGCACAGAACCTTGGTTATTCAGGTGACATGGGTGGATTTGATCAGTATTTAAATGACAACCCAGATAAAAAAGAAAAAATGAATAACTATACTACTCGTGCTCGTCAAATGGCAGAGGGTGGAGCAGTCTTAAAAGCACAAAGCGGTGTAGATGTTACAGGTGCAGTTAATAGTGGTAATGCAACAACAGTGTCACTACAACAGTACGATCCTCGTGTCCTTAATCAACAGTACATCCCACAGCAACCTCAGTTTACAGGAAATATAACAGACGTACAAACACAATTAGCTAAAAACCCTGCACTACCTTTAGGTGCAACTGTAGTTCCAACTGGTACTCAGGTAACAGCAGAGCAACTTGTTTCTCCTTACTCAGGTCAGGTAGCAGGATCACTAGCGTTGCCTACCGCACTAGCCTCGACACAACAAGCATTTTTACCAAATCAAACTCAAGCTAATATGATGTCACCTGTAGAGGCTTCAGGTGCAGTAGCTGCAACTGCAGATCAAACACAAGCTGCTCAACTGGATCAAGTATCTTCTATTGATGCCGCACAACAAACTAGCTCTGCTGTATCTGATTTAAAGGCACAACAAGGTACAGCAATTATGATGGATAACCCAGTACAAAGGGAAATCCAAGACGGTGAACTTATTTCTGGTGTAGCTAATGCAGAAAAAGCAGCAGAGTTTACAGAACAAATTGAAGCTGCCACTGCCTCTCCATCAGATAAAGCTACTGTACAAGGGCAGCTAGAAGGTCTTATGGCTCAGTTTGAAGGTGGTAATACACCTGCATGGGCATCTGGTGCTATGCGTACAGCTACAGCTACAATGGCTGCACGTGGGTTAGGTGCATCTAGCATGGCAGGTCAGGCTATTATACAGGCAGCTATGGAATCTGCACTACCCATTGCTCAAGCAGATGCTGCAACTCAAGCACAATTTGAATCACAAAACTTGTCTAACAGACAACAACATGCTTTTCTTGCTGCACAAAACAGAGCAAAGTTCTTGGGCATGGAGTTTGATCAGGCATTTCAAGCACGTGTAGCTAACTCTGCACGTATCGGTGATATTGCAGGTATGAACTTTACCGCTGAACAACAGATAGCACTAGAGAACTCACGTATAGCAAACACCATGAACCTTAGTAACTTGTCTAATTCACAGGCAATGGTAATGGCTGAAGCTGCTGCACTTGCCAATATGGACATGTCTAATTTAAACAATAGACAACAGGCAGCAGTACAAAATGCACAGAATTTCTTACAGGCTGATCTAACTAATTTAAGTAACAAACAGTCTACAGAATTGTTTAAGGCTCAACAACGTGTACAGTCTTTGTTTACAGATCAAGCTGCACTCAATGCTGCACAACAGTTTAACGCAACGTCAGAAAACCAGACAGATCAGTTCTTTGCTCAACTAACAAATAATGCTGCACAGTTTAATGCGTCACAGTCAAACGCACAGGCACAGTTTAACGCAGGTCAGGTAAATGTTATTGAAAGATTTAATGCTGAAATAAACAATCAACGTGATCAGTTTAATGCTACCAACAGATTAGTTATTGATCAGGCTAATGCTCAGTGGCGTAGGCAGATAGCTACAGCAGATACAGCAGCAGTTAATCGTGCTAACGAAATAAATGCACAGGCACTGCTAGGTTATTCACAGTCTGCATACAGTAACTTATGGCAGTTCTATGCTGACAACATGGAATGGGCATGGACATCTGCTGAGAATGAACGTGGTAGAATATCTAATCAAGCTATTGCTCAGTTGCAATCAGATACGTCAATATCTATTGCGGAGTTTAAGGCTGACGCAGAGTCATCTGCAGGTATAGGTGGATTTATAGGTGATCTTCTTACATCCGACTTAAAGTCAACTGTAGCAGGTAGTTTGCTAGGTAAATTTGGATTTAGTTAGGGTATATAAATGTATAATGTAGGATTTCAAACAATGAACAACTTGGTTCTGCCTAAAGATAGTGAACCAAAAAAACAAATGGGTACTAGTTTACTATCACGTAGTGTTGCTAAAGATAACGCACCTAAAGAACAAGATGTTAATCAACGTATAGCAAAGTACGTTAGTATTATACGTAAAGACAGAATGGGATTAAAGAATGGTTGATGTATTAGAACCGATGATAGACGCCCCAATTGCAGGGCAGTCTCTTACTGCAGAGTTAGGTAACAGACCTTGGCAGCAACCACCTCAGTATACTACGGTAGAGGAAGCGTTGCAGTATTATGTTCCTCGTTTAACTCACCCAGAAATGTTAGACGATTTATTTAATGTAATGGAAACAGGAATACCATTAACAACTCTTGCTAATGCTATACAGTCTAGTGGTGTAATGGAAGGTAAACATAGCCTTGATGTAGGAATATTAATTATGCCTGTGCTTATGGAAACAATGGCGTACCTAGCTGAAGAGTCTGACATTGAATATGTAGCAGGGACAAACAAAAAAATAGGTAGTGATAAACCTAGTAATGCTGCAATTGCTAGAGCTATAGCTATGGTTAAAAAAGAACAAGGTGAATCGTCAGAAGAACCAGAAGAAGAAATGCAAACAGAAATGGAGCTAGAAGAGCCTAGTGGTGGTTTAATGTCTAGGAGAAATACAGATGGGATTTAATTTAATGGCTGCACTTGGTGGTGCAGGTAGAGCAATGTCAGAAAATATTGAAGAGGGCAGACTTCAAATGGATAAGCTAGAGCTAATGGACGCAGAAGCAGCCACTAGAGAACGTTTAGCTAAATCGTCAGAACGTAGAGAGAACAGACAAAAGCAAAAAGAAAATGTAGATTTTTTATTGACTGTTGGATTTGACAGGTCTGCTGCTGCACAGATAGCAAGAGGTGGGGATAAGGCCGTACTATATGCAGGAACTATAGCTCAAAAAGCAGTTGAACAAGGTGCAGAAGTTAGTACCTTATATAAAATGAGTTCTTCTTTTTATAACATGGACGAAACACTAACAGGAGCTTCACCTATACCTGCAGGTCCATCAGGATTTAATTGGAACGCAGACGCTATTAAAACTATATATGGTGAACCTGATGACGAAGGAAAAACTTTAAGTGTTATGTTAGACTCAGTAAGTAAAAAACAAATAGATATAATGAACGCAGCAGGAAATAAACCATTAGAAGGTGATGCAAAAACTAAATATGATGCATTAGAAAAAGAAGGTAACACAATACTATCTCAGATGAAAAAGAAAGCTAACGCTCAAGCTGCAGACCCAAAGCCAGATGGAGGTTTTCAAGGTGTTTCAACTACAGCAGATGCAAATGCTTTTGAAACTAACATGATAAAACAAAAGCAACAAGGTATGTTGGCTATGGGTTTTCCTGTAGACTTTAATGAAGATTTAGAACAGCAGTTTGAAGGTAGAGTTGGAGAAGGTTATGTTGCTTTATTTGGTGCAGTAAAAAGAGCAGCAGATGCTTGGAAATCAATTATAGGTAATCAAGACCCATACATACTAGGAAAATTACAGGGAGAAGAAAAGGACACAAAACAAAACTTAGTAAACTTTGCTAAGAAAGCGTACAACACAGATACAGTATCAAAAGTATATGGTATTAATGATCCTGTTAACGAGTCTGATTTAAACCCTGGAGATGTGTATACTAAAGTAATGCGAACTCAACAAAATACAGAAGTTACAAATGTGTATGTGTATATGGGTTATGAATATCAAAAATATATTCTTGCAGACACCATAGTACCGCCCACTAATTAAGGTATTTTAAATGGCAACATTACAAGAACAAATGGAACAGGAGTTTCTTGAACTCCAACAGGGTGGTGATGGTAATACAGACACTGTTAAAAAACCTGTTCCTACACAAAGTGTAACACAGACAGAACCTACACCTAGTGACACCTCATTACAAGAACAAATGGAGAAGGAGTTTAAGGAACTAGACACTACAACCATAGCCACAGAGAGCCTTGTAGAAAAACAAAACAATGTAGTTGTGTCAGAAGATCAGTTAAGAGAACAGTCTGCTCTTGGTTTACCTTATGCAGGTGATTATGATGATGAAATAAAAACAATAGAGCAGCAGGTAGACGAAAACTTTTCTCGTACTAAAACAACACTAAAAGATTTAGATGAACGAAAAACGCAGATTGAAACTGACATTGAAGAGCTTGGTATTATAGATCAAATACTAAAAGATAAAAAACTTCCTGTTGATTTTATGGGTAGGTCACAAGAAGAGTTAAGTAAATTACGTGCAGATGAATTATTACAATACATAGATCAAAAAAATGCTATTGAGTTTGAGGCTGAACGTAGATATTATAACGAATATATTGGACCTGATTTAAGTAAGGGATTAAAAGATTCTCCTATATTACAAGACTATTTAAATCTTACAGGTTTTAAAGGCTATAATGTTTTAATGGGTTTAGCTAATGGTGTTCAACTTACTGCTGATGCGTATACAGATACAGTACAAGAGGCACTAGAGGTAGCCGAAAGAAAAGGCATAGGTTTTGAAACAGTAAAAACAGTACTGTCATTTGGTGGTAGGTTTGATGTAGGAGATACCCCAGAAGAAATGGCAGAAAACATTGCAGATAAAACAGGAGGAGCTTTAGAATTTACTGAAACTCTACCTTTTGTAGGTGGGATTATTAAAGGCACAAACAAATTTAATAGATTAGTAAAAGAAAGTATAAAGTACGATAAACAATTAAAAGAAGCAAGACGTAATAATTATGGTGGTGCTTTACTTGCTACACAACAAGCAAAAGAAGAGGCACGTATAGAGTCACGAAAAATTGCGAAACAAAATAGCGACATAAAAGATAAGTTAATTATAGAACATGAAATCAATACGGGTGCTCGTGATAAAGATGGTAAAATAATTGATGCCGATAAAATAATATCTGTAGAAAATAAAGATGGTACTTTAACAGTAGACTATGAGTTAGCACGTAAGGCCAGTGAAAAAACAAGACGTGATTTGTTTGACATTCAGGTAGATGATGATGGTAATAAAGTTGTTGTAGCAGATCAAATGTCTAAGCTAGTTGGTTCTCAAGAAGGATTGCTATCTCCTGTATTAAACCCCGATCAATTAGATAGTCTTGTAGCTGTAGTTGCAACGTTTAAAAAGAAGTATCCAAATCACAAAGCATTTAAAGATAAAAATAAAGGTGTCATAGAATCTTTGCTTGACATTACTTTAGACAAAGAGTTGGTAGCAGATGAAGAGCTACTCACTACACTCAGTAAATATGGTTTATCATTTGAAGAGTACATATCATCTACTATAGGATCATTTAGTGATGCAGGTAAATTACTTAATATAGCTTCTCAAATAAAACGTACTAGATCTATAGGTGAGATAGATGATGTAGCACAAAAGAAACTTATTGAAGCCCAGAATAAGATATCACAGGCAGGTACACGTCTAGAAAACGTCAGACGTGGGGCTATGGTTAGCCAGATTGCTACAGCTATGCGTAACTTTGAGAGTGCTGCTATACGTATGCCTATGGAAAGCCTTGGTAATATGGTTGATATGGTCATGCATGAGTTTGGTAAACCTATCAAGGGTGGTTTGTTGAATGGTGAAGGTGGTTTTGTAGGTGGAACTAAAGCATTATTTAGTAAAGATAATTGGAAGAATAGCTTTGCGTCACATAAGTACATATTCTCACGTCCTGATGTAGCTAAAGGATACTCTGATTTAATATTAAATAGACCTGAGTTTCAGGCACAGGCATCTCGTATGTTTGATAACTTAAACGAAATTAGAATCTCTACAGGTAGAGGTGAAGGTGGTCTATCTGACAAACTACTAAACCCACTTGAAGATACTGTAGAGCTTATGAACTTTGCTAACAGGTGGCAAGAACATCTAGTAAGACGTGGTGCATTTTTTGGTGAGCTAGGTAGGCTAACTAAAAAAGAATATAATATAGATTTAATTGATGCACTACAAGAAGGTAAACTTCCCGATCTATTAAACGATGCGTCTACTGTAAGACCAGACGGTGCTCGTTCTTTTGTGGCACTAGTTAATGACTCCATAGAGTCATCTCTCTCTGTGACTTACGCAAAACAACCTGACAATGCATTGTTTAGAGACATAACAAACATTATGACAGGACGTAGAATATTTGGAGTTCCATTAACTACTGTTGTTGAGTTCCCACGTTTTATGTTTAACAGTATGGAAATCATGGCACAGTATGGTGCAGGGGGTGCTATACCCCTTACTAAAAAAATGATGGACATAGTTAATCCTACAGGTAGTAAGCTAACCAAGCTGACACCAAAAGATAGACAAGCAATACAAAGAAATATTGTAGGACTTGCGGCAATAGGTGCAGCATATCAATATAGAACAAGTGAAAATGCACCAGAAGACTATAAGAAATTTGGGGCAGGGGAAAACTCTGTAGATACTAGTCCTATCTTTCCTATGAGACAGTTCTTGTACATTGGTGAAGCTTTAAAACATATGAATGATGGTACGTTTAGTTCTGTATTTTGGAATCCAAAAGATTTTGCAGAAACATTTGTAGGCACTACGTTTAGAACAGGCACAGGTAATATAATAATAGAAGAAATATCTCAGATAGCAGACGGTATGGATATATCGGCAGGTAAAAAAGCAACTGAAGCTACTGCAAAAGCTCTGTCTAATTATTTTAATTCCTATCTAACAGGCTTTGGACAGGTGATAGATTTACAACGTTCATTAGGTGCTAGAGACAATACATATAAACAGGATATAAAACCTGCGCCTAAAGATGCAATTGAAACTGCTCAACGTGAGATAGAAAAAACATACAATAACCGTTTCAGAGATATGGATGAAGAGAGACAGATGGAAGATAAATCTGTTGTGTTTGAGGAGGACGCTGAAAGACCAGATCCGACATGGAAGATTACGTTAGGTATTAATCTACGTCCTAAAGACTCTGATACAGGAGAATATTTTATTAGACATGGTGTACCTAAATGGAAAGTGGGTAGTAACTCCGACATAGACGCAGTAGCTGCATTTGAAAATGAAAAGCTTAAAGACTTTGTTCCCATACTACATGACGCTATGTTAAAGATAGAAGAGGACTTTGCTAAAAAGTATGACAACTTTAGTGACACTAGAAAAGAAAAGACAACCAAAGAAGCTTATCTAAAAACTATGATGAAGCCTTTACTAGCCACCAAACTTTCTCAGTTTAAATCTTTTCTAAAAGAAAGTGGATCAAAGGGAATGTCAGACAAGTACTCAAGGTCTTTGTCAGAGTTTAACAGGATTAGTAAAGACTACAGACGTATTGCATTGGTAGATTATATAGATAGGAATGATGGAGATGAACCAGATTTAACTGATCCAAATGTATTAAACAAGCTAACGGCTACGGCAAAAAAATACCAAAGCATATATCAAAAGAAAAGTACAGGGCTTATGTCAAGATAAACAATGGGGAGCATTTAGCTCCCCATTTTTTTTACCTAGTGTCTCCACTTCCACCTAGTGTTCCCTTGGCCTTACGTTTATCTAGCTTGATTAAGTTCTGTGCAGCTATCATACCCAACGATAAGTTAAGATCACTAGCCAATGAAGCACAGTACCACAGTACATCTCCTATCTCACTGGCTATGTCCTCTCGCCATGTATCAGGTCTGTTCTCTGGCCCATCTCGTATAAGCTTCTTTACCTTGTTGGCTACCTCACCTGCCTCACCTGCCATACCCAAGGCAGGATAGGTAATCCTGTGTTGTTCAGGATAGATTGCTGTACCTGCTGCTGACCTTTGATATGAATTAAAATCAGACATGCCGTACCTCTCCTCCAGAAATTGATCTGCTTCTTGCTTTAAGTTCATTCCCCTTTACCCTTTTCAGTTGCTCAAAGTAGGCTTTATTAAACCCACGTAACCATTCCCGACACTGCATGGTATCTTTATGGAATGGATTAAACACACGCCCATGTTTAAAATCAGTGTAACCTTTCTCGAATTGAAATTTTAATGGTGCATCATACTTGCCAAGGCCACGTTGTTTGCGAGTTAAATGTTTCATATGTAATCTCCTTATACTAAGTTTACTAGTTCTGCTTCTTGGTATGGTATGTTAAAGAAATATTCATAACGTCTAGCATTATCTAGCCATATCTCCTTTGCACATTCTTTGGTGAGTTGGTAGTCCTTTATTCTCCAAGCCTTCTCACAATCCCTACGTATGATATAAAAGTTACAGAATGTTTTGTCACCTTCCATCTGTTTATATTTATTAATCAGTCTATACTTACGGTAAGGTATACGTATCTCTGCCCATCTAGGATTCCAATCACCTGTCCATTGGTTCTTCATTTCTACTTCACTGTAGTACCTGCCACCATTCTTCTCACTCTTTATATCGAAAGAGTAATCTTCCTTTGTGTCAAGAATGGTGTGTCCATTACTCTCTAAGTAGCTTGTAATTATTATCTTAGCCTTACTATCATTCGCTTGATAAGACTGAGGTTGAAACTTCCTATAATATGATCCTTTAATTGGTTCTAACATATGTTTCTCCTTTACGCTCCAATGTCCACAACTTCACAGACATCACCAGTACAAGCAAACGTTTGACTTGAACTAGTTCCGTCCTCTTTTTCATAGTCAGATAACAAAGACCAGTCAATAGCCTTTGGCATCTGCTTTAGTAATGCCTGATATTCTTGCTTAGTGCAATCCTGATATGGTGCTTGCTGATAAGTATGATCAGAGTGTGGTAAAAATGACACACCTGACATTTCGTCAAAGTGTTTGTAAACAAATGCACCTACCTCTAGCCACTCATCGTCACGCACAGTACAGGTAACGCTAGGTTTATGCTCGCACCAATGCCTTTGGTACATTAACCATGTCTCTAGCTGCTCAACTGCTGTCATGTCATTACGAGTAACAGCTTTGTGTGGTGCTTTCATTGGAAAGCTAAACACTGTAGTAGTGTCAGGATTAAACACACAAGGTTCAGCAGGTATACCTTGATCCTTCATCATGGTTGTAAGAGGATCGTTGTTATCTCCTCTAACGGTTCTAATGTAATAGTCGTTATGACGTGCATGTATCCCACTGGCTGAGTCCACGAGTTGCGATACAGTTCCCGATGGTTTGTTGCACGATATTGCTGTACTAGGATTAATACCAAGGCGGTCAGCCCACATAGTGTTAGTATCAACTGCAACTTTACGTAAGTGTTCAAGTGTCTTATCCAATCCTTTGTTCTTTGTTGTCATTAATGGGTTGTCCATTACCCCTGTGAGAGACACACCGAGCAGTCGTTCTTCTTCTGTATTTCGCTGCCACACCTTTCGCAGATATGGGAACTTGGTGTACATGCTTTGGATCGTGCCAAGTATCGTGGCACATCTGACCTTTCTTTCCAAGTCTTCAATCGTATCTGTGGCTCGTACCACAACTTCCGTAAGGTTGCACACTTGACCTGATCGTAGTATAATCTCACTACAAGGGTTAGTTCCGAACTCAAAATTAGGATCACGTCTGCCATACTTAGCAGCTTGTTTCTTAGATGCTTCACGATTAAATATCCCCCTCTCACCTGACTTACTTTCTACTAGTGCCAACCACTCACGCATGAATGTCTCTGAATCTGGCTTGTCTGTATACGACACACTGTTATTAGCTAACGCCCTGTGTGCAGCCTCGTTCCACCACTGTCCTGACTTAGCATGACGCATACGATCATCACTAAGGTTGCTCAGAGAGATCATGGCACTACGTCTAACACCACCGACAACAACTATCTGCCCAATGAAGCACATCATGTCGTGACATTCAAGTGAACTAAGCTGTCTACCCTGTGCATTTTTAAATGTCTGTACACTAAAGTTAAACAGATCAACTAATGGTGCAGGTCCACTAGCTCTACCACCGAATGTCTTTAGCCTAGAACCTGCAGGTCTTACCCTACTTGTATCCCATTTAGGTATCTCACCTGCCCATAGAAGAGCCAACAATTGACGATAAGACTTAGCCCACCCTTCCTTGCTGTCCTTTACCACAATGGTAGTATCACTATCGAACAGTTCAGGCACTTCGGGAAGCTTGCTAATGAACTGACGCTCTACGCTGAAACCTACACCAGTACCACACAAGAGTATGAACATTGCTTCGTCAAAGGCGTAGGGATGATCTACGTGAAGGTATGAACAGTTGTACATACAGATGTTGTCACGCTCTGCTGCTGCTCCTGCTGTCATCATAGCTCTCATGCTAGGCATTACATCTAAGCTAAGTATAGCATCGTATATATTACCAAGAGTGTCAGATAAATCTTTACCTTTTAACTTTGGTTCTATTACATTAGTAATGTACCTAGACACTGTCTCACTCCAACTCTCTCGTCTTTGTTCTGTCTCTAACCACCTAGCATAACGAGAGGTGTGTATAAATGCTTGGTAGTCTGTTGGTAAATAATTGTTCATGTCTGCTCCTGTGTAATTATTTTCATGTTTCTAATTCTTATACCGTCTACATCGTGAATGAAATCATTCATTGCGTCCTCTATCTCTGGGTCAATGAAGCCGTCAACAGGTATAGGGTATTCTTCCTCGTCAATATCTAATGTAAGAAATACTTTAACTATCATCTACCACCTCTATTAGTTTATCCAAATACCATTGTGCTTTCTTCAAGTCCTCTGATCCATTCTTGTACTTGTATCTCCATAGGTACTTCATAATATTACCCTGTAGATAGTACTCAAACCCATCATCGGTAGCAGCACGAATGGCATCAATACATTCTATACCTGCTTGGTTATAATGTTTAGGACTATTAACAGGATCATCCAGTGTAATAGTTGTTTCTCCAAATGTTAATGTGTCTATTGTGTTTGCCATTCGTGTTATCCTTTCTAAAAGTTTACATTTAAAACGTTACCTTCACGCTTTATTACTTTAGGTTTATCGTTTTC